CAATCCACTTGCGGAGGGCGAAACATTCAAGGAACTCACGTGGGGCAAGTGTCCGCCGCTGTCAAAGTTGCGCTTCGCTGTAGCGTACGGCGACCCCGCTCCCTCAAATTCAAAGAATAAGGCGACATCATTCAAGGCGATCTTTTTAATAGGTTATCACGACGGCAATTTTTATGTATATACAGGTTATCTCGACCACGTTACGAATGATGAATATGTAAACTGGTACTACTATATAAGGGATTATGTCGACAATAAGACTCAAGTCTACAACTATATTGAAAACAACAAGCTACAGGATCCGTTTTACGAGCAGGTATTTATGCCCCTGTTTGCCGAAAAGGGCAAGACCAACGGCTTTATAGGCATCATCCCCGATTCTCGGAGGAAACCCGAAAAATTTGACCGTATAGAGGGCAATCTTGAGCCTCTTAACCGTCAAGGTCGCCTTATACTGAATGTCGATGAGCGCGACAACCCGCACATGCGCCGACTCGAAGAGCAATTTTTACTTATAAACCGGGCAATGAAATCACCCGCCGACGGCGTAGACTGCATCGAGGGCGGGGTGTGGATAATTAATCAAAAAATAACAACGCTCACTTCGGGGTCCTACACGATAGGTCGTCGAAGGGCGAATAAAAAACGCTTTTAACCATGGCATTTATAACGACTGAAGAGCTCGCGACACACCTTTATCGCGAGGAGGTTGAAATTATCTCAAGGGATGACGACACACTGTTGACGGCCGCCATCGACGCAGCCATCGCCGAGGCATACGGCTATCTCGGGGCGTATGACCGTGACAAAATCTTTGCCGCCGAGGGACCCGGGCGCAATGCGCTGCTGCTCGTCTTCGTCAAGGACATGGCAGTGTGGCACTTCGTCAACCTGTGCAATGCCGGCAGCGACTTGGAATTGCGCGAAAAACGCTATGATAGGGCGGTACAGTGGCTGCGGCAGGTGCAGAAGGGCGACATAAAGCCCGCATTGCCCATCGTCGATGAAGACGGCGACGGGAAGCCGGATGGCGCTGCTGAATACATCTACGGCTCAAACCCCAAAAGGACGCAGCATTTTTAACTAAACAACTAACACATACAGCAATGTCGAAAGGTAAAAAGACAACCAATAGCAAGCAAAATGCAGGCAACAATGCGCAGCAGGGCATTGTGCTGCAAAACATCATAATCAAGGCACCCACCCGCAAAGTGTATGACGTGGGCGATTGGCGCACGGCGTTGCGCAGCGCCGATTCCGGCCGCGTCAAACAGCTGTACGACTTGTTTGACGACCTGATGGTCGACGGCGTGTTGAGCGATGCCGTACAACGCCGCATAGATGCCGTCACCAATTCCGATCTAAAATTCGTCAACAGTGCCGGGGAGGAGGTCGACGACATGACTCGAATAATCGACAGCATGGCTTGGGAGGCTTTGCTTGTCGAGATTATGCGCTGCAAGTTCTACGGTCGCTCAGGCGCGGAATTAATGTTCAACGCTGATGGCGCCCTTGAAACAATACCAATTCCTGCCAAGCATATCAATCTTAAAAATAAATGCATCCTGATCAATGACTCCGACGACACCGGCATTCCCTATACGGAGGCCGACAACATTTTAATCCTGGGCAAGGAGCGCGATTTCGGGATTTTACTCAAGGCAGCACCCTATGCCATTTATAAGCGCGGGGGCTTTGGTGATTGGTCGCAATGGTTGGAATTGTTCGGCCAGCCGCAGCGCATTGGCAAATACAACACATTTGATCCTGAAAGCCGAAAGCTGCTTGAGGACGCCTTTGAGCATGCCGGCGGTGCACCCTATGTTGTAATCCCAAAAGAGGCCGATGTTGAAACACACGACACAAGCTCAAGCAATGGTTCCTCGTTTAACGAGTTCCGCCAGGCCTGCAATGAGGAGATCCTCATAACCGTGAGCGGCCAAACACTTACAGCCGTGTCCGGGGAGCGCGGTGCACGATCATTGGGAGAGGTGCACCAGGATGTTGAAGACGCTAAAAATCGATCCGACTTGCGCTTTGTGCAGCGCGTGTTGAATCAGCACGTAATCCCCATCCTTGAGCGTCGAGGCCTACCCGTGGCCGACGGTCATTTTGTTTTTCCAAAATCGGCAGAGCCGTTAACCGTCAATGAGATTGTGCAACTATCGGACATAATGGAGATACCGCAAAGCCACCTCCGCGAAAAATACTCGATTCCCGCTCCGGAGGAGGGCGAGCCTATTGCCCGTCGACAGCATCAATCGGCACCCATGCAGCTTGACCTCGACGCTGATGACGACGACACCGACGATGACGACGGCGAAAAATCGGTCAAAAATGCCGATAACGGCATCATGAGCAGATTGAGGGATTTTTTCGCCGGAGCCCCCGCCGAGGGGGCATCCGATGGAACATCCCCCATGACCTTGAGTGACGGCACCCTCAATGACAGGGTGATTAAGCGCGTGGTCACCGGCGAGAGTCGAAAATTTGACGCGGAGTTGTTTAGATACATCTCCGACGACCTTTTAAAGGGTATTTATACGGTATTTAATAACCGTATAAACAATGTCGATTATGACTACTCGATTACCGACGACGCCTTTGTAACCGCGCTTGAGCAAAACATCTACCACTTTTCGGCGTCAAAGACCTTGGCCGAGGTGCGGCAACTTAACCAAGCGTTGCGCGACGCAAAGACATATGATGACTTTCGCAAGCATGCCGATAAGGTGTGCGATACCTTCAACACCCGGTGGCAAAAAACGGAGTATGACACGGCCATCCTTGCCGCTGAGTCGGCATCCAATTATCGCCGCTTGGTCGGCAAAACCAACATTTTCCCATATTGGAGATATGTCACGGTGGGAGACGACAGGGTGCGCCCCGACCACGCCGCGCTGAATGGCATAGTACTACCGCATAATGATGCCCGTTGGGACAAGATATACCCGCCCAATGACTGGAATTGCCGCTGCCGCGTGGCCGGCGTAATGAGTCATGAGGTCACTACGGAGTTGCTTGAGGAGTCAAAGACAACCGTCGACAGCTTTATGGATAGTGCCGAGTGGGCCAAGGCCAAGGCGCAGCATTGGGATGTCAACCGTGGCAAACGCAGCGAGATTTTTACGGCAAATCAAATGTACATAAAAAAGTTTCCAACCATCGCCCACCGCGTCATGGGCGAGGTCGCCCCGGCCACATGGGGCGTGGAGCCGTCGTTTAAAAAGCTTATAAACGGCGACAGGCAGGAGCTAAAACCATACACGGGCACCGCCGATGACTATTGGCAAGCTCATCGCGTAACGGTAAACAACAAGGAGATGTTGCCGGTAAAGGATTATGCCGGGCGCACTTGGTATATGAGCAGAAAAGATTTTGACAATCATACGACTGACAAAAAGAAAAAACGCGCCTTTAGAATTGGCTACATGTCGTGTATCGACGAGATTTTGACCGCTCCCGACGAGGTCTGGCTCGCCCAGGAGGGGAAGGACACGCAAGGCGAAGAATCGAGGCTTAACAATTGGATTATGATTAAGTACTACAAGGGGATAGCATTGGCGTGCGTGTGCAAAATCGAGAAAAATACCATGTGTTTTAAATCGTGGTATGAGGTCAAAGACCCAAGGAAAAAGCGTCGAGGAATCTTGGTAAGAAAAATATAGGTTTTATGCAGTCGCCCATTGCGTCATAAAGCTCTATCGGTCCGCCGCCACCACCTACAGGTCAGCTCATTTTATAGGACATCCGCATACGCCGCAAATATAACACTTTAAAATCAAATCACAATGTCACCCGACCAATTTAACGATTATCTCGAGCAACTGCCCGACAGCATCGCCGCCGACATGGCCGAGATTGTCGCAGAAACGGCTACGGAATATTTTAAGGAGTCCTTTACTCGCAAGGGGTTCGACGGCCAAAATTGGCAGCCCGCCAAGGTACCCAAGGCAACAGGCTCCCTGCTCGTCGACACCTCGCAACTCGTAAACAGCATCCGGCCTACCGTTGTGTCGCCGGAGCGCGTTGTCATATCTGCCGGCAACGACCATG